CGTGGCTGTCTGGAATATGACGTCAGCGCCACCGACATCACCAGCTCGTTTATGGCTATCCGCAAGAGCATGACCAGCAGCGGACGCAGCGCCACCTATGAGGCCAGCCGCAGCGAGGAAGCCAGCCACGCCGACCTCGCCTGGGCGACCATGCATGCCCTGTTAAATGAGCCACTCACCGCCGGTATCAGCACCCCGCTGACATCCACCATTCTGGAGTTTTACTGATGAGCAAGAAAAAAGGGAAAACACCGCAACCTGCGGTAAAAAAAATGGCCGCCAGCGCCCCGAAAATGGAGGCATTCACCTTTGGTGAGCCGGTGCCGGTGCTCGACCGCCGTGACATTCTGGATTACGTCGAATGTATCAGTAACGGCAGATGGTATGAGCCGCCGGTCAGCTTTACCGGTCTGGCAAAAAGCCTGCGTGCTGCCGTGCATCACAGCTCACCGATTTACGTCAAACGCAATATTCTGGCCTCGACATTTATCCCACATCCGTGGCTTTCCCAGCAGGATTTCAGCCGCTTTGTGCTGGATTTTCTGGTGTTCGGTAATGCGTTTCTGGAAAAGCGTTACAGCACCACCGGCAAGGTCATCAGACTGGAAACCTCACCGGCAAAATATACCCGCCGTGGTGTGGAAGAGGATGTTTACTGGTGGGTGCCGTCCTTCAACGAGCCGACAGCCTTCGCACCCGGCTCCGTGTTTCACCTGCTGGAGCCGGATATTAATCAGGAGCTGTACGGCCTGCCGGAATATCTCAGCGCCCTTAACTCTGCCTGGCTGAATGAGTCAGCCACGCTGTTCCGCCGCAAGTATTACGAAAACGGCGCTCATGCCGGATACATCATGTACGTCACCGATGCCGTGCAGGATCGCAACGATATCGAAATGCTTCGCGAAAACATGGTTAAGTCGAAAGGCCGCAACAACTTTAAAAACCTGTTTCTCTATGCCCCGCAGGGGAAAGCTGACGGCATTAAAATTATCCCGCTCAGTGAAGTGGCGACGAAGGACGATTTTTTTAATATCAAAAAAGCCAGTGCCGCAGACCTGCTGGACGCGCACCGCATCCCCTTTCAGTTGATGGGCGGCAAGCCGGAGAACGTCGGGTCGCTGGGTGATATTGAGAAAGTGGCAAAGGTCTTTGTCCGCAATGAGCTTATCCCGTTACAGGACAGGATTCGGGAAATAAACGGCTGGCTCGGTCAGGAGGTCATCCGCTTTAAAAACTACTCACTGGACACTGACAACGGCTGAACATCGCCGCCTGCGGGCGGCTTTTTTACACCCTGTCATCACGCCCTCACACGCTCACCACCGCACAAAACACCCCGCAGACACACCAACGCCTCAACGGGCAGACTAAACGCCGTCACGACGCGCTCAGACGCTGAAAAAATAAAATCAGCACCACCGCCAGCGCGCAGTGCTTTCCCCGCCTCGCCCGCCCGCTTCATGGGACGCTTTTAATGCAGGAGCATCAGGAGCCTCGCGCCGCGCCAGCGCTGGTGCTGACTGGCAAATTCTGAAATAAAAAACGAATGCAAATTCATGCACCGTATGTATGCAGAGGCTATTTAGACTCAAGTTGGATTTTATAATTTGTAAAATCAGCTTTTGCTGTCATTATTTCAATGCCATTTTTTTTGGCGAAATTTTCAATAAAAACTCGCATATCTCCGGATAGACGCTCGCCAATAATTATCGCATCAATGCAACATCCTTGCAGGGGAACTTCGATACCACTCTGATGTTCATAAACAGCCTCAGTATCGAGGAAATGCAAGCTTCTTACCTCATCCTCTCGCTCCCAATCAGAATGTTTAACAAGTGCAAAATCAAAATTCACAGACACCGGTTCACCACGAGCCATCTCAAGGAGATATTTATAAAAATCAACTCTAGGGGCTTTATCGTCATATGTAACATCAAAAAGTTCAATACCCGACCCCTTCAACCTTTCTCTATTATATGCAAAACATATTCCTTTCATTCCGTTTCCATAATAACCCCACATCAATCTACTATTATAGTTTTTAGTAAAACTTGCTACTGCAACATTCTTTTGAAACTCGATTAGAAAACCACTAGCAAAACCGTCCCCCCACACTTCATCAAAGCGTTGATAAATCTTACCAAGCTCATTTTTATCTAATAGTTCTCGAAGCTCCCTCCCTTCACCTGTAATTTTATCCAATCTATCTATCAGGGTTGATATATCCGACTTATCGAAATACTTAAGGGATTCTTTATCAAAATGATAAAACATGTCAAATGGGTCATTAAGAATGCTATTTTTGGAATGCCAAATAGCATTGTTAACAAGCTCATTTATAGTATTGATGTTATCCCCTCTAAACCTGAAGATATGAGTTGCACTTGAAAGAATCATTCTGGCCCCTTTTCAGCCGGTCAAGAAAAGTAAGACTCTAACGCCTCACTCGCTCGTTGTTCAACCCCGCCAGCACTGAAAGCAAGTTTCAGCACCAGCGGTGTTTGCTATGGTCAACGTGGCCGCGGAATTATCGGACCTCTCGCTGGTATGAATGATCCATTTTGCTGATTGCTGATATCACGGAGCTTACCGTAATTATCCCTGACTATTTCGGCACACCCGACCAGCTCGTCAGGCGTCAGATTTTCGTTAACCATAATCTGCTGTAGACGGTGAACAATAGCCATCAGCTTGATATTTTTAGTTTTATGTTGCGGTATCTCGCCTGGTATTCTGTGCATTATCCAAGCCACCCGTTTTGCTGTGCACGCTCCATCTGTTCATCTGAATAGTTCCATGCTCCATCCGTGGCAACCATTGCCCCGCCAGACATCCCCGTCTCTGGTTCATACATAACAGCAAGGCCGAGCTGATGCATAATTTCATGATTAATTCTGAATACCAGACCACGCTCACTAAGTTCTTTCCAGTTCACAATCTCATATGCGCCTGTATTAAGCAGCTCAATACTTAGCAAGACATAATCTTCCAGCCAGTCTGACAGGTCAGTAACATCTGTTATCCGGGCTTCAACCTTTCGCCCCGTATACACACCCTGTACCCATTCATGCAAAATCAACGTGTCCCCGCGCTCATAATTACGGTCATTTTTCCGAAACTCTGCGCGTTTCTTTCCTTCCAGCACAAGGTCAAAATATTTGGCGTGCAGCTTTACCTCGTGAATTTTTGCCATCATTTCCACTCCATTACTGTTGAGAATCCCGGCCACTCATCAGCGACCGGATACGTGAATTTTTTCCCGTCATAATTTACGGTCGCGCCACGCGCCAGCGCCTCAAGCTCCCATCGCTGCGGCCTGATACCGTTCTGAGCAAGGTCAACGCGGATACGGGTAATTTGCATTCTTTCCGACCGGGTCAGTCTGGCCGATGGTGCAATTTCATGTGGTTTTAACGGGCTTCCGTTTCTCTGCTGACGGTTTGGCGTTCGCAGGTCGTGTTTTAATGCGCCCCTGAGCGCCCTCACGACCTCCGGTTCATTCCATTCAATAACACCGTCATCAACCAGATTAAGCACGGCTGCGGCGTGCTCAGAAGGTGTGGGAGCCGGTAACGAAGTATCACCACCGGTGAGCTTTCCACAGTTATTGACAGGACTCCGAGGCGCGGCGATGCCGCTTTTTAAAGTCAGAGGCTCAACGACCGGAACTTTCGGCACAATGCGCCAGTCCGTCGTTCTGGTGATATGAATATGACGCGCGCCGAGATGCGGCGCGTAAATGCCGACCACTCTCTCGACTTCTTCCTCGTACTCGTTAACTTCATCCGACGGACTACGGGCGACCCTGACAGTCTGACAATCGCGCGGGACATTTGCCCCACCCTGCGCGCTGATATACAACGCAAAATCACCACTGTCTGCGGCGGCGCGTGCAGCCTCGACGCGCTCGTCAAACTCATCAGCAATGCTGACGCCGCGAGGCAATTTGCGTAGTTCACGGTAAGCCCCCATTGTCGGCAGACCAACCGTTTTAAATTGTGGGATGCGCCACGTTGACGCCCATGCGGTAACAGCCGCAGCAGTGTCTTTCAGCGGTCTGCCGGTATCGTTATCGAGCTGACCATCCAGTGCATAGCCATCGATGTTTTTTGAGATGTATTTCGCGATATACCCCGCAGCACCGCCCTGGTTAAGGTGTTTTGCCTGAAAACGGTTTCGCGCGGCTCCTCTTTCGTCGCCATCCTCTTTGAGCGCATAGCGACGCA